CTCTCTGCCATTTTCTTTAGGTCGCTCATTAGTTTCTCCTTCGAGGTTGAAATAACTGCCATCTTTGTCTCCCAAAGTTGTAAATGAAATATGGAAATGCGACCGGTGCGGATTAGCGCCTTTATAAGTTCTGCGTTTCCACCCTAGTATCGGACTCATAATCTTTCCATCAAAAATAATGTAAGCAATTCGCTTATCGCCTTTTTTGGCTAACTTTCGAATCTTTTCAACTAAAGCATAAACTTCTTCTTTATGAGCTGATAAATCGGCATCAATATCTATTGCTCTAACGATTCCTGACTTAGCGTCTGGTATATGGTCAGAAGTGCGCTTTGCAAGATGCCTAGAATCAGCAATCCAGCCATCAGACTTCCTATCGCGATCAGGATAATCGTCATCGATTTGCTCCCGAAGTTGAATTCCTGCAGCGCATAGTTTAGGCATTATCTTTATAGATTGTTCTAAAGGCCTAGAGCCTTGAGATCATCAGAGGTTAGGCCAAGGGCTTCTAGCTTGGCTTGAGCTGCTGCCTTCTTGGTTGCTCGGTCTAATTCTGCTTGCGCTTGTTCTGCTTCAATTTGTTTTATCGCTTCATCTATTGCAGCTTGCGTAGGTATTTCATTACCATTTGGATTCAAAATTTCTAAAGTGTCTAAATCTAAATCTGAAATAGTAAATTCTGCACCTGGCATCAATTTAACTAAAGCATCTACTATCGTTATATTTCGCATTATGCACCTATCTCTAACAAAGTAATGGAAGAAATACCAGTTCCAGCGCCAGTTGTTACATTTAAGCCGTGATCCTGTGCTGATGATGCTTTAAGTTGCATTTTGTAAGTTGTAGATGAAGTAGTGCTAGGGCTATCTAAATAAACTAAAGATAAATTAGCGTGATTCCAAGAATAACCGCCAGTAGTGCCGCCACCGTAAGCCCTAGTTGCGATAGCAACATAAACCGCCGTTGAGCCTCTAACAATTTGAGCATCTAAGTATTGATTATCAAACAAACCGCCGCCATAAATGTTAGGATTAAATATGGCAAGCACTTTAGAACTTGTAGCCGATGGCGTAATTGATAAAGAATAACCCGTTACATCTGTAAAAGTAGTTGCAGTAGACGCAAAATTGGTATTTTTGGTCATTGATACAACCTGCAAAACCTTACCACCACCAGCAGGCGCAGCCCACTTTAGGCCTGTTGCTGTGCTGGAGTCGGCGGTCAAAACCGTATCATTAGCACCAACTGCCAGCCTTGCTGGAGTATCTGCTGCCGTTGCGGAAATTAAATCGCCCTTGGCATCGACTATAGCGTTTTGAATTGCATTGGCATCATCGCTAGTTACCCACTTAAAATCTAAATCGGTGTTGGAATTCTTAGCTAGCACTTGATCTGTTGTGCCACCTTTTAGATCAAGCAATGAAGTATCAATCCCATTGCCTAAAGTGCGAATGGCAGATGCGCCATCCTTTACTAAATCTGTATCAGCTGGGGTCGTCCAGCCGAAATTACTTGTCGTTGGCATTTATTCTCCTATGCAACTATTGTAGCGTTAAGCCAGTCCAAAGTTGGGCTGATTGTATTCCAAGTCTCGGTCGCTGGGACTGAGTTCCATCTGAACGCCTGAAGGCTGAAAGCGATAGGCGAGACATTTAGGGTTAAATTGAGCTGGTTAAGACTGGCTGTCCAAGTCCATCCTTCGACAAATCCTTGAAATTCTCCACCGACCATATTGGCTGGCAAGTTAATGATATTAAGCGGTTGGCCCATAAATACGCCAAGAAGGTTATCTCGGTCTGAATTGTCGATTTCACCGCTGGCTATAGGGAAGGTTATCTGCCGTAAGGCGAATTGAGGATATGCGCGGATAAGTAAATAGAACGCTGCTTGGGCCGTAGCATCTCCAAGATTGCGAAGTGTGGTCGATATGGTAGAGGCGAGAAGGCCATATTCAGATATTGATGCCAAATCTGCATCTGTTACTTCTGCCCCTGAAGTTCCATATCCAATAGTTATAGAATTTCTAATATCGCCAGCTCTTTTTACAATTGAAAGTCCGGGGCCAATAGAATGATTTCCGTCTAAATCAACATAGCCATTAGTTGCTAGGTATTGCGATCTATGGGTTGAATCTGCATAACCAATTCGGCCTTGATTATCTTCATATAAATATCCAAGTCCGCTAGTCGCAAAGCGAGAAGCGAGATTATAAACAGTATCGTTAACATTATTTTCAGAATGAAGCTCATAATCTCCTGGGGTATCAATCTCACCCAATCCACTATTTTCTGCATCTTGCCATTGGACGAGTGGGTCATAGCCATTCCAAGTCTCGGATGCTGGAACTTCGTTCCATTGATCAAATAATACTGTGCTAAGAAGTTCTTCGATTCGGTCTCCGTCAAATTGATGGGCAAAATTGCCTGTATAAACGGCGCGGTTAAGTCTGGCTAAAGCTCCTACGGCTACTATTTTTATTTGCTGACTTGTCGCTGTAGAACCAGAATATTGGACTGTGATTCCTAAATCTGTAATAAAACCGCCAAATAGATTTACATAGGTTGCAGCAGAATTTTTAACTTCAATTGTTACTGCATCATTTACTTCAAAAGGTATTGCTGCCTCAGCAGTTTCAATAAGCGTAAGATTGCAATAACCAGCAATCGGTTGCGAATAAATATCAGTCCGACCAGAGGTAATAGTTAAGCCACTTAAAGTTGCGCTAGTTACTGTTGATCCATTGACCTTAACGCGATAAACGGGATTCCAAGCGGTCATTGAGGACTCTGGGTAACTAGGCTTGAGCCACCGCCACCAGTTCTCCGTTCTGTATTATTTAGCGCCAAGATAACTGCTCTGGTAAATCCTTCTTCATCAATAGCGCTTGGGGCATTGACATTGATGGTGACACCAGCGTTATTAGCTGCAACTGTGCCAGCAACATTAAACCCAGAAGGAATTGCATTACCGCTTGGCACTAGCGTTGATGGGGCGCTAGGAGTTGAAGCCGATGGAGCGCTTGGAGTAGTGGATGGCTTAGGAGCTGATGGGATGCTTGGACTTGGAGCAGTAGCAATCTTTGGAAGTGTTGAACTACTTGGAGTGCTAGGGGCCGAGAATGATGGCTTGGAAATGGTAGATACATTAGGCAAAAGTGGGACGGCATTGTAAGCGCGGATAAGGACATTTATTGCATCGATAGCAAAATTAACTGCGCTCTTGATTCCATTAACTACTGCGCCAATAACATCAAGAATTCCCCCAGCGACTTTACCAATAAATCCAAGTGCTCCACCAAGGTTATTGATTAAAACTGGAACTACAAAGTCTTTAATAAAATTATAAAGAATCGTTAATGACTCTTTATTTCTAGCAATTGCATCAGTAACTGGCTTTAATGCTGCATCTTTAAACTCAATAAATTTAGGAATAACTGTGTTTATAAAATAATCTAAAAGCGTTTTAAGGGTAGGCAGTAAAGCTGCTCCTACCGACTCTTTGGCTTCATCAAAGCCCACTTTAAGTCTTTGGATTTGACCTTCAAAAGTATTGGCTTGAACTGTAGCTGCCCCACCAAAGGTCTCGGCTAATTGCTTTACAGTTCCCTGCAATCCAAGGGTTTTAATTTCGGCAGCAGACAAGCCAACACCTAAACGCGTTAGAGAGCCTGTATTGCCTTCATAGGCTTTACCTAAAGCATTAGATACTGCCTCTACACTCTTACCAGTAGCAGCTGAAATATCTAAGGCTAGATTTAATAAATCTTGGGATTCAGTTACTGATCCTGTGGCAACTGCTAGGCGCTGAAGCGCTGGACGTAATTGGTCATCAGCAACGCCAGTAGCCAAAGAAGTCTTAAGTATCTGCTCCTCAACCGCTGAAATCTGGGCTTGAGTTGCCCCAGTAACATTCTTCAAAGCATTTGCTAAACGAAGCTGGGCAGCCTCATCTTCAATAGCTGCCTTAACGCCATCAACGGCTAACTTGACCGCATAGGCCGCTGCTGCTGCCGCTGCTGCTGCGAAGGCGGCTGCTGCAACCTTGCCAAACTTCTCTAACTTACCGCCAAAGCCTTCAACCTCTTTAGAGCCAGTATCAAGATTTTTCTTGAGATCAGCGACATCAGCAAGAATCGAGAGCTTGAGCGTTCTACTGCCAGCCATTACTTATCCCACTCTTTCAATATCTTGGAGAATGCTTCTTGCCATTTCTTAATCAATTCAGGCTGAATCTTACGAAGGGTTGGGTAGATAAAGTAGCCAGCGTTTCCGCGACCTTTGCTGGGTGTTCTTCTGGGGAACTGACGCAAGCGATTACTTCCAAATTCATAACCCGCCCAGAGTTTTTGTGTGCTACCGCCACCAGAAAAGCGCTGACTTGCAAAGCCGTAAGAAAACTCTCCGATTTTGG